AACAGTTGTTTACCTTTTTTTTCTCTGAATTTGTGCATAGCAGTTTTGGGCATAACGTCTCCTGCGGGGTAGTTGTTCTTTGATATTTCTATCTTATTCTATAAAGGAACAATTGTCAATACTGAAATTAGAGTTATTTTATTTGACAAGTGTTTTTATTATAGTGGGTGTAAATTTGGCTTCCCACTACTACCAAGGGGTAGTTTCGGACGGTAGCCAGCCGTCCTCGTCAGGCGGGGTTAGGCTGTTTGCAACCACTTCTCAAAAGATTTGATTGGGAAGCCTTTCTTCTGTTGAAGAATTTTGTACTCTTGATATTGCTCTTTTTGAGCAGCAAGCAGTTCACCTACTCGCTTGCGTTCAGCTAACAGGCTGTTTATGTGGTTCATGACTACATCCCGGTTTGAACCCAAAGATTTAGATTCGCGGGTACGTTCAGCCAACCCACGAGTACGGTCTTCGCATTGCTGCCACGCTGTTCCGTCTTGGCTATCCCACCAGAAAGAGTAGATGTAATCATCGCCAACCCAGAAACGATTAACACCACCCTTGGAATCAACTTCTTTTTGAAACCAATCAGGCATGGGTGTAGCCAGTTTAGCAGCTTCTTCAGCTGCTATTTTTGCCAGTCTATCCTGCTCCCAACGAGCGCGGATAGACTCTATCTTGAACACTAAGTCTGCAAACGCAATTTTTTCGCGCTTACAATAGTCGCGCACATACCCTTGCATCAATGCAAGGATTTGTTTTTCAGTGTTAATCCGAAGAAGATTAACCTTTTCTTCGTGCCACAGAGTACGCCCATCTGCATGGGCGTACTCCCACACAGTATAGTAGGTTTTATCTGAATAGATGTCCCCTGAAAAACTTAGGGACTGATTGTAAGTTGATTTAGTTTTTTCCTTTCCTGTGGGAACAAAGGTTTCCCCCCAGTATTTTCTGGGGAGGTTATGGCAGTAGATGTCTACTGCCGCTTCAAGTGACTTTTGATTAAACATAGCGCACGGTGCAGCGCTATGATGATACTTATGCCAGTCGTCTAAACAGGTCAAACCTGCTTGGATTTCTTTTAGCAGAGGATCAATTTTCTGCTTTTCCTGGACTTTATCCCAGGAAACACATTCGTGTAACCTATCAGAATCGCTATCAATATCGCCATAGATAGCGACTTCTAAGTCGTACCAATCCAAATCTTCTGGATTTAGGCTGGTGGTAATAACAGCCTTTAGTCCAGAGGTGTTTAGCACTCCATTTAATTCATCTGCTAATTTTTTTTGAATTTCAGGGTGAAGTTCTGTAACGTTAATTTTAAACATTATTTTTGTCTCCTGTTTTTGCTGTACCTGTTTTGTCTGTTCCTGATGCTCCAATTGAGCATCAATACTGATTAACTCATCTACCCAGCGGTAGATGTTTTGCTGACCTCTCCCGACGCGGGAGATCAAATTTACTAGCACTTCTCTTCTTTTTAGCAAGTCCATGTCCATAACCCTCCCGCGTCGTCTGTTTCTATATTTCCATTATGTATGGATAGAATTATTTTGTCAAGTCTTTTCTGAAAGTTTTTTTTCGCTTTCCAGAAAAGCAGCCATACCCCTTGCTACGTCTGGGTTTCGGGCGAGCCTCTCAATTAGCTCACCAAAGGCTATACATAAATGGTCAGCATAGCATTGATATACACATTTAGCTGTCGGGGTAAGCCTAAGCGTAAGTTTTGCCTTGTTTTTAGCGTAGTCTGATTGTCGTGCCATAGTCTTCCTTAATTGTTGGTGTCCATCAATTCTATCATTACATTATCTTGCTTACTGCTCAAATATTCAGCATACTTGGCAGTTATTAAAGAGATTAAGCGTTGCTGCTCTATGGGTGGTAGTCCCAACGCTACGCCCAAAACAGCAGAAGATGTTTTGGGTTTTGCCTTGCCCAACCCCAAATATTGATCTAGATCGAGACCAGGACGGCAGCCCAAAGTCAAGCATAACTCTATGTATTTCTCTGATCCTGGAGATACCTTACCTGACTGCCATTCACTAAGCGTGCCTTGAGACACGCCGGATAACTTTGCGGCTTTATTTGTGCTTTGAGCGCGTTTGCATATACTAGTAATCAATGCGCCCAAGTTCATAACAACCTGATGTAGAAATCATCTCCACTGGCAATATCTATAAAGTTGTAGATATCCAGTACGCTACCAGTATTGTCCTCAAAGAGTTCAGTATCAGCGATCGCTTCTAAGGTATTGAAACTAGGAATAACCCGACCACTTTCAATAGTCCAAATGGTTCTGGAAATTAAGGAAAAATCTTGAGAAGAACACATATCTGCTAATATTTGCTTAGTGATTCCCCTCTTTTCCCTAGTGGATTTAATCAATCCCCCTAGTCTGTACAACCCGTCCTTGACCCATCTTTTTCTTTGCTTGGGTACGGGAAAATCAGCGTAAGGTGTTTGGCTAATAATATCTATGCACTCATAAATGCCTAAGAGCCTACCTGAATCATCACGAAGTAAACCTGATGCTGCTATGGCTTCTATTAGGTTATACGCAGGGGAAGTTTTCCCTTGTTCCATCTGCTTTAGCGCGGTGTAACTAACCGCAAAAAACTTGTCAGAACATATCTGCGAGAAGTACCGCAGACTCATTTTTGCATCCTGGCGAGAACGTTTGACCATTGCTCCCAGTTTGGCCATTCCCTCTTTTGTCCATTTTTTTCTGTATCCTGTTCTGTTCATAATTTTTACCGTTCACATATTCACATATTCACACAAAAATATCATAAATTTTTGTAATTCTCTTATGTATCACAAGATATTATGGTATTATGATATTGTGATACACGAATAAGGAGAAATGAATTTAATAAAAATCAAAGCTAGAGACAAACGACAGATTAGGATTGACCCTAAGTTGCACCAAAGAATTAAGATTTTAGCCGCAGAACATCACACTGAAATAGGTTTGTTGGCTGAAGAATTAATTCTTTTAGGCATAAAAAGTTTGAAAGATGAAAGTACAGGACATGATCAAAAATCATCGTGGTAGTAGTCGTTTAGAAGCTTACGCAATGGCTTTCTCAGAAGAGGTTAGTCAATGGTTTCAGGTTGGTTTAAAGTTCTTTGAAAGCGATCGCACTATAGCTAAGATTGAGTATCTTGATTCAGCAGTAGAGCCAACAATAGAGTTTGATTGTCAAGAATTACTGGAAGAATATCCATTGTCTGTTGCCAGCAATAACTACAACGGAAAAACCATTATTATTCAATTTCCGTATATATGGATTATAAAGCCAAGTGATTCAATTTTTTGGAGTAGTGAAGTGGGAAAAAAAGATGCTCAATTCATATTAAGAAAAACAGGTCGCATTAAGTCAGTATCTAACTAAATGATACCACCATTAAGATTGCCACCAAAGGATTTTGCTGTACTACCGCGCCCAACTAATCCCCAACCTTGGGAGCGGATATCAAAGCCAGCTTATTGGTTTGGAGACAGGCTAAGAACAAATCTAGGATGGGGAATATGTTCAGGGGTCAAGCGTATAAGCACAGGGGATTGGCTTTACTACATTGATCTAGACGACACCTTTTGTCCACATCCATTTGCAGAATCAGAAATTAAGGAGAAATTAAAATGAGACAAATTACCAAAATCAAAGCAAAAAGAAACGATGATACAGAAATGGTGGCAATTACTTACACCATTTTTAATGAAGATGGTGAGGAGCAGAAAAGTGTAACTGTACGCAGCAAAGAAGAAGCGTCGGACAGTTTTTATCAGGCACTAGACAGCCTAAGAAGCATTTTGATAGATGCAGTGGGATTAGATGCTGATATCTGGGAAGAAGGATTAGTTACTGATTTTGCAATCAAAGATAAAGAGGATTTGGTAGCAATTGGCATTGGCGGAAAGTGTGAGATACAAGGCAGATTTGTCACTGTTTCCACTAAAGATGTATTGATTGAGAAATCTGCTTATGAACACAAGATTGTATGTGCGGTACTAGTTGAAGCTTCTGAATATTTGGATGGTGAACGCGATGGCTGGAAACAGCCTTCTTTATTCACAATGGAAAGCCCAGGCAATAGTGATGAAGACAAAGATGAAGGCGGTGAAGCAGAAGAAGAAAAAGTGGCGGAACTAGCTATTGGTTTTTAATTTCTGCATAAAAAAACTCCGTTGTTTAACGGAGTTTAACGGGATAAACAAAAGGTGCTTACACTTATTATCTTATCAAAAAAAATGGAACAAACAACAATCAAAGAAAGTGATTACAAAGTAGGGGATAAAGTTGAGTACAAACACCCTAGCAATGGGTGGCTGAAAGGTATTTTTATTGGTTTCCATATCCCAGGATTAGCCCCTCCGGGGTGTAGATGGAGTTTTATAGAGATTCGTATCAACGGGAAAATACACAAGGCTTATTCTTTAAATCAGATTAGAAAATGAAAAGCTGTTTAAATTGTACCCTGTCAGGGTTTGTCATCGAGAAGCATGGCGAAATTTACACCTACGAAGGCGACTGCAACGATACTTATTTCCCTCTCACGGAAATAATCAAAGTCCTAAAGTGTAAAAAAGATGATAAGCAAGAATTAAAAGATGAGCTAGAACCAATATTTGCAAAAGTCGGAAGCAAGTGCAGGTTTTACAATCCTGTATCCCAACAATAAAAGCTAGTAGCCACCTAAGCAGGTGGCTTTTGTTTGCTCATTTTTACTTAGTATATAAAAATCTTTTATGGTACTATTCCCAAGTTACTAGCGATTAAGTTATTATAGTTTTGTTGAAACTCAAAAAATTATGGCAAATAAGAATGCTGTGCCACCTAAATCGGCACAATTTAAACCCGGATGGAAGTCCGGTAAAACCAAAGCTATTAAAGTTCCAATAGCTTTGGAGAAGGAAATTAAAGCGATCGCTCTAATACTGGACGGAAACCCGGAAAGCTTCCAAAAAATACTAGAATTTGCCAAAACACTGGCAAAGTAGTATAATATATAAAAAGCCACCGCACTGTTGTCAGCAGCACGATGGCAGCCCCTACTCACTGATTAACAACTAGGAGCATCTTAATCATGAATCATCTTTTGGTTTTTGTCAATAAACTGTTGCACGCCCGTGGAGGTGTGTAATGGGAAAACACTTAATAAGACACTACGGACGGTATATTTATCGTCATGAAGATTATCAGGCGATTTGTCAAGGGGATGACTGCGCCGCACAAGTTCTTAGTTTATTTGAGTTCTGGACCAGTTGCCGAATAGAAGAGATTCGGCGTGTACAAAGCTACAACGATCAAAACAAGAAAAATACTTCTCTTGTTTTGCAAGTACCAACGATGTGGTTGTACGAAACCACTGAAGATATAAGCATAGGCATATTAAATGCCTATGGCGACTCGTCCATAAGGAAGTCAGTTAAAAAGCTTCTTGACTGGGGATTTCTTGATTCAAGAAATTCTAAGCACAATTTTGATCGAACTAAAGAATACAGATTTAACACTGATGTGATTCAATCAGCACTAGATCAGTGGAACAATCAAAATCAAGATGTAAACGCTGAAAGCATTGATAAATCCGATCCGTTAAAAACAACGTTGGAGTCGGTGAAAAAAACGTCGGAGTCGGTGAAAAAAACGTCGGAGTCGGTGATTTTAGAGGATGATCTATATTCTTCTAACATTCAAATTAAACAATCAGATTTAACAGCAGGGGTGAAAAGACCAGAAGTAGAAAATCAACTTGTGGATTTAACCCCAAACCACTCTAGAACTTCTGATTTAAAAGGGAGTCTTTCCCATAACCCGATAACCCCTCCAGAGGGTCAATTTGCGCCCGCCGCCCCGGCGCGTCTTGACACAGCGAATATTACTGAACCATTTGGAAGGCCGCGCAAGACCGCTAAAGAAATAGCCTGGGAATGGCTACCAGATGGACCGTGGAAGAAAGAAGGGCAACTGGATAATGAGTTCTGGCAATGGCTCGCGTTGCAGTGGATGTCACAGTTTGGCACTGATATCCATCAGGCGAGGGCTAACGTCTACAGCCACTTCAAAAAGGACACTAACAACCTAGAAATCCGATGGAAGGAATATTCCATCAAAACCAAAAAAGAGGTGGCTGTAACACCCCTTCCTGAAATTGTATTAACGTGGCTGCCTATGCAGCATCAGGTCGTATGGGAACAGTACATCAACTGCAAGAGCCTAGAAGAATTTTATAGCAAGCGCAGTTGGAATCAAGCGTATTTGGAGTACGCATTAATCAATCAAGCCAACTTTGATTGGTCTAAACATTTATCAGTATCCGCATAACAACTAACAACCCAGGTCAACTACCATGTTTACTCAAGAAACTTTAGTACCGCCTCAAAGCATTGAGGCTGAAGAAGCTATTTTAGGCGGAATCTTACTAGATCCCGAAGCGATCGCGCGAGTATCTGATCTCTTACCTTCTGAAGGGTTCTATGTTGATGCACACGCAGTCATTTATAAGGCTGCTTTACACCTTCATGCTCAACACAAACCTACAGATTTATTGTCTATGGCCAATTACTTAGCCGATAACGATCAACTAACAAGAATTGGCGGTAGAAATAAATTAGCTACATTAATAGACCGTACCGTTTCGGCTGTCAACATTGACGCTTTAGCAGGGTTGGTTGTGGAAAAATACCAGCGACGACAGCTAATCAAGACTCTTAACGAGTCATTAAGAATAGCATGGGATGCTTCTTTGTCTGTCCATGAAGCCGTTGAAGAGTGTCAACGGAAGATTCTGGATATAAGCACTACCGAAGCAAAGTCAGAATTAGTCCATATCAGCAACGCCGTCACTTCTCTGTACACAGAGAAGTATGAAATCCAAAAAGGGGAACGACCCGCCCCTATCAAGACGGGATTTTATGACCTAGATAATCGTTTAGGAGGGTTGCATAAAAAATTACTTTACATCTTGGCTGGGAGGCCAAGCATGGGTAAAACTGCTTGTGCTATGGCGATCGCCTGGCACGTTGCCAACTCTTTAAAGGAAAATGTTTTTGTATTTTCCCTGGAAACATCTAAGGAAGATTTAGCGGTTAGGTTAGCCGCTAAGATCACCCGAACTTGTCTGAACCAGTTCGTAAAAAACCAACTCACTCAAAACGAATGGAATGAGTTTTTCAACCTAACTCAGTCACAAATACTTGCTGATTCAAGACTGTTTGTTTGTGATAATTTCAGTATTTCTCCTATGGAAATGAGAAACACCATCAGACAGAAAAGAGCCAGGACTGGGGACGTGGGACTGATTGTAGTAGATCACCTCACCCTGCTTGCTAGGAATGACAAGTCCAATGGCAGGGACTTTCGGATCAAAGTTGGCGACACCAGCCGAATGCTCAAGGAATTAGCGGGAGAACTTAATTGTCCGGTGCTGGCTTTGTCTCAATTGAATCGAGCCACTGAAAGCCGGACAGACAAGAGGCCTACCATGGGTGACTTATCCGAAAGCGGGAACATTGAGCAAGATGCAGACGCTATCACCATGATCTATCGTGATGAATACTACAATAGAGAAACCACAGATGTAGGTGTGGCTGAATTGATTACCACAAAGGCACGTAACGCCGAAACGGGAACAGACAGGTTGCTGTTTGATGGCCAGTATTCAGAGTTTAAGAACTTAGCTTACTGATACATCAATAAAAGTAAATAATTGCCAATTACCCACTTATACCAAAGTGGGTAATTTTATTTGTACATCTATAAACATATTTTTATTCCTATAGGCATTTAACATTTGATTTTATCATGCTAGATTGATTGTATCCATACACAATCACAAAGCGAGAATTTATGAGCGGAAAGCCAAAATACGGTGAGGTCAAGATTCCTAAGCAAATCATGATTACTAATGACGCTAAACAAATCTATCGTGCTTATGCACGCTCTATAGGCACTAACAACAATGACTTAATTGAGCAAATGGCGCGAAACCCTGATTTATTAAGGGGTTTAGCCGATTTTGTGGAAAACAGAAAAAAGTTTTCCAAAACCACTTGACACTTCCATCTTGTAATGATATTATAGATATATAAACAAAAACGACCGCCCCTCCGACCAAGAAGTAAGCGATCGCTTTGTTTATCCCATACACAGGAATAATTTAGTATGACATACCCTCAATTTTCTGTCAAGTTTCTCCTAAAAAAAGGCATTAGCTACTGCAAGATGGTAGCTAAAGAGTTAGGAATCACCCCAGAAGGTGATAAAAGACAATCGTTCACCTGGGCTGATGCTATAGTCAGTCACCAGGCTAATTTACAGCCTGAAAAAGTTGAAAAACAGCAAGTCGTTATTGAGTACATCAAAGGTTTGACAACCTGCGACTTAGATGCGTATGTCGTCAAAGATTTAGACGGAAACGTCATAAGAGACGACATACGCACTTACGCAGCCGCAGAACGCTGGGCTGCTAGTAGATTTGAAGTCATAGACCGAGAGACTTTTGTCCAGCAAAAGATTATTGATCTTCTTGAAAATCAAATTCAAGAAACAAAAGAAAAGATAATAATTCATGAAATAGACTTCGGTTACGCTGAAGTCCGCAGAGGACAAGACGTTGTGGCCACTATTAGCCATAACTTTGACAATGGTAGCTGGGAAGTTCAGTTTTCTGACAAATGCGAAAGCTTTCTCACTTACGCAGAGGCGGAAGCCTTTGCGCTTAATTACATAGATGATGAGCGGGGTAGTGGGAGGGTTATGCCGCTAAAAAAAGAACCAAATTATACCCTCGAAGATCAGCAGATCAGTGATCCGCTCGGTGAGCGCTACACCGTTCGCCTTAAAGGACATTTAGCCGGGAATATCTGGCTTGACATTAATAAAGGCTGGACATTGGGTAGTGACTACTACCCAGAGCCTTTAATGGCTGCCAAAACATTAGCAAAACTAACAAGAAAGGAATTAGTGTGATGATAACAAAAACGAGGGCTTATCAAGAAGCTCTGCAAAATGCAGGAATAAATGAAAATTTAGCCCGTAATGCAGCCGTCGTGCTACGCGTTGACGAGTTTGGAAAACCCCGTACAGAGAGGGGTCAAAGGATAATTAAAAAGTTAAGTGAAGCTGTTTAATTTGTGTGATGAGACTTTTGTTCTCATCATAAAAACAGTGAAACTACTGGGAATAGTGGTATACTATCCAGTAGTTCTAAGCTCCAAAGAACCCTTTCTTTACGAGCAGTATCAGAGGACAAAAGACTCTGATTACCTTCCTTTTTAATCCGAAGGCTGGGTGCGATGCCTTTATATCCGCACACTTGAAACAATTAAAGGACTAATCAAGGAACACATGGCTACACTATTGGAACAATTTGCAGATCACACCGTTGCTTCTGCTCAAATACCTTACTGTCAAATAATTTCCCCGCCCAACCTGGTCGCGGGCAAACTCTCTAAATGGGAGAAAGAAGATGGACTTAAAGAAATAGGCTTTTTTATCAAAGCCGTAGAGGCAGAAAAAGCTGGATTTATGCCAGACGACACCTGGCAGCCCTACGAGGCTTCCCTGGGGTCTGGGACTGAAGTTGGTTTTATCACGCAGTCCCCACGATTTGTGATTATTCACAAATCACAGAGGGAAATCCAATATCGTCCATCAAAGGATGATAGATA